TCTACCACCTTCTCTACTTGGTAACCAGAAATCTTCCAACATAGACATATAGTTTCTGTCGTCTCTGATTTCACCTGTACTTGCGTCATAAACAAGTTTGTTTCTATATCTTGCCATAACGTCTCGTAGATATTGTTCCGCTTTTACTTTAGGTAAATTACCTACATCAATCTTAAAAATTCTTCTTTCAGGTGCTCTTGCTATTCTGTAAATAACTGAAGCGTCTTCTATCATACGCAATTGATTTACAGGTTTGATTGCTTTGTGTAAGTATGATAAAACAATATTCTTGTTTTGGTCAACTATACCAGACGGACAAAATGATATTGCGTCTGGAGCAATCTTAATACCACCTGAAGTAGTATTTGATACACCTTTTTCATTATAGATAAAGTATTCTTCAAACTCATCTATAACCGTTAGACCATAAGGAGTAGGACCATCAGGTCTCTTCTTTCTTATTTCTCTAATCTTTTTGATTTTTCGTGGGTCAATATATCTTAATTCAGTAATACCTTTGACTGGTGAATCTCTATCAATTATCTTATGATAATAAATTCTGCCATCAACGTACCATCTTCTAAATAAGTCGTGACCTCTTGTATTAAAGCTCATTAACCTTAATACTTCTTTAAATTCGTTATCTATTTTCTTTTTGATTTCCGTACCGTAATTGACGTTTGCCAAATCCAACTTTACAGCGTCTTTGAGCTCGTTAGAAACTATTGCTTCGTTCACAATATCCTCAATTGCCATATCACATTCGGGGTGTAAAGCAATTTCTCTGTATCGTCTAATTAGTTCGTGCTCATTCTTGGCAGTACCTTCCATATCAAGATACTGACCAAAATAACCACCAGCGGCGACGGTTTGTGTTCCGTCATCCGCTTGTGGTGTAGTAAAGCTTTGTTTTGGATCCTGGGTTTTTTTCGCCCTAGTGATAGAAAATCCAAATAATTCTGCCATTATATATCCTTTACTTTTTTACCTACTATTTATACTAGTATTAGGTAGTTGTATTACTTTCAAAGTATTGGTAACTGAATGTGACCTGAAATTCCTCTATCTGGTCATTCACTCCGTAATCCAAATCAATCGCTGTGATTTCAGTCGGGAAAGCACCTCTTAAAGTGTACGACTTAATCGTTGCGCCGTTTCTATCTAATTGGTCAACAAATGCGTCAACTTGATAGTCAGCAGGATTTGTTAATCCCTCACCATCTGTCGCATTATTAATACCATTTGACCATCTTTCAAATGCGTTTCTTAATTTGAAATTTGTATCATTTAGTACCGTGATTGTCCAATCAGCATACGTTCTATCACCAGCTATTTTAATTTGTCTGCCTCTGAAAGGTACCGTAAATGACGGAATTGTCATTGCCGGTAACTGAGCGACTTTACATAAAAAAGCCAGTTCTTCTATTTCGCCACCAACTGATGAGTAACCAGGAAAAGGCATTGTAACCTTAAACTGATTCTGCCTAGCGCCACCACCAGATAGTTTAGCTTTGAAGTCTGTAATGTTTGCCATTTTTATTCTCCTATTCTATCCTTATCCAGCAACTTCGTCAAAAGAGACGCCAGTTCTAGTAGCGATAAATTGTAATGTGATAAAGTTGATACTTCTTGCTGGTTTAATAAAAATCTCAGCAATAAATTCGTTTCTATCAATTACTTCGCCTGTGTTGTTAGTTTCATCACACACTACTAAAAAGTCTGTGATACCTCGTCTACCTTGTACTTCTCTTAAAAAAGGTTCTACAATGTTTCTAAAGTTCGCTCTTGTAAATTCATCATTGAATTCAAACAATTGGAATTTAGAAGCAGTTGATATTGCCTTCTCTAAAGTGATGAACAATCTTCTTACGTTGATTCTATCAAAAGCACTTGGAGCAGTTAATCCAGTTTTGTCACCGAAAAGAACCGTACCTTGTCCTGGGAATGTTGCCACAGGATTTACTCTTGCTCTGTACAATTCGTCTCTTTGAGCTTTAGTTGGATTAAACGCAAGTTTAACAGCGCCTCTTATGATACCTCTGTTGAAACCAGCAGGTGAGAACCAGCTGTCTGCAACAAGGTCAGTTCGTGCGGCTAGACCTGCAACATCTCCGTTTAATGGTACAAAACGAAATACGTCAGAATATCTGTCGTACATATATTTGTAACCACTATCAAACACTACATAAGAAGATGATTGTATAGTCTTAAAGAAAGATACAACATTGCTCTTTTGTGTGTTAGCGTCAGCGATACCTACAACATCACTTCTTTCAGGACTTGCAAATACAACAGCGTCTTTTCTGTTTTCTGCAATCGTGATTAAGTTTGAGATATGTGTAGCGTCACCGGCACCTGCTATGATAAGACCTACGTCAACCGTTTCGCCATCTTCAAACTTCTCGTAAGCAGTTTTTCTTTGGCCGATTGTTGCTGTAGTTCCGTCAGAACCAGATTGTAGCGATACGTTTGAAACAGCGGTTACGTCTGTAAAAGTTGTTCCTGAAGCTGCGCTACCCCAGTTAGAACCACCAGCGTTGTGGTCCATCCAGTAGATGTGATTTGATGAATTATATATTACATCTGGATAGTAATTTACAGAACCTTGAGCTGTCTTAGCGTCTGAAGCTTTTGATACTGCTCCAAATGTTTCTAAAACATCGCCTTTAGTTCCTGAAATTTCTCCATCTTCGTCTATTACAACTATGTGTAATTCGTCATTAACAGCACCTTTTTGTTGAGCATATGGTGATGTTCCTGGCGCCTTATCAAATAGGTCATAATATTTCCATCTTCGTCTTACTTGAGCGCCGTTTGTAGGTGCTTGGTGTAAACCTGAAGAATCAGATGTACCGAAATAAGCTGGCTCATCTTTTCTAACAATATTTAAATCGTTAGTTGAGACACTTATTACTCTATATTCAAATTGGTCACCGAAATTTACAATGTCGCCTGCACTAATTCCTGTTGCTGAAGTAACCGTGACCACGGTATCACCAACAGCCATAGCGGCGTCAGCGACGGTAGTTTTGTTTACTTCTTCATAAGCAGTAGCAGATGGACACGTAGAAATCTGTAAAGAGTTTCCGTGTGCTCCAGCCGTTCTAGCTGCCCACAAACCAACAGAAGCTTGACCAGCGGCAAAGTTATTCGTGTAATCAATAGTATTTTTTATTACAAACGCCGAACCTGATTCGGTTGCGTTTGATACAGATGAATTCTGTACACGTACAACTCTTAAAGCATTTGAATATTGTAAAAAGTTTGAAGCACTAAAAAAATCCTCAAAGTTAGAATTATTAGGTTTTCCAAACGTTGATACAAGTTCTTGCTCACTAGAAATACTTACTACTTCGTCCAATGGACCTTTAGTAAATGTACCTGCAAAAGCTCCAATTGAAGTTGAAACAGCTGGTATAATTCTAGTTAAGTCTTTTTCCTGTACGAGAACACCTGGTGATACTTGAAATGCCATTAGGGTTTCTCCTTCTTAATTTGCAAATTATTTTTACTCATTTTATTCAAAAGTCGTATTATTCATACGCCCATAGTCAAATTTCATACTCTACTGATATTTATAATAAGCTGGGTTTCTAGTTGCCTTTACGTGTAATCGGGTGCCAAACCGTGCCATATTCGTCTATTTCAGGTTTCTCATAGTCTGGAATACCGTCATCTACGAAACCAAAAGGCGACATATCTTGCTCTATTAGATTTTGTTGTTCTTCATATAGTTGTTGTCTGGCGTTTGTATCTGTCATCTCCTTGAAAAAGGGTTGATTAGATAACCAACCAAATACTACTAGACACATCATTAGGTCGTCTGTACAACCCTCTTCGGCCATCCAACTCTGACCTTTTTTAATAAATGTTGACATCTCCTCAATAATGTTAAAATCGTTTATTATAATTTTATCACTCTCAATTAATGTTTTAATATTAGAACAACCTATCTTTTTAATTTGTTTAGTCATTCTTACACCAAAACCAGAACCTCTACCACTAAATCCAGCACCTAGTATTTGACCTGCACGACCTCTTTGTGTAGTCATTAATAGATTATCATACTCTAATTCAAATTGTAGTGCCTCTGCAATTTGTTGGCCAAGGTCATTTGTCTCTACTAATATGTGAGCGTGATTGTATGCCTTACATACTCTATCTATTGTGTGAGGAAATAAGATAGGTTTTATATCATTACTTCTATATTTTGCCACCACTTTATAAGGCATTTGTGAAACGTCTGCAATTATAAAAGCAGAATAATCTTTATTAACACCTCTT